CTGTAGGATTACAGGCCGACGATGGCCGCGTACTCGTCGTCCTCGACGATCCGGTCGGTATCGACGTTCAGGTAGCGGTGCAGGCCCAAATAGGCGTTGTAGCAGTACAGCCAGCGGATGCCGCGAGCGGTGAAGACTTCCTCAGTACCGCCACAGGCTGGCACCCAGCGGTTGCGCTGGTCGTCGTCGTTCCAGCGGGCGATGACGTTGGCGGCGAAGTTCGCAGCGCGGTTGGCGTTGATGGCGGAGGCGCGGACGGCGCGGGAGTTGGGGTTGGTTGTCATGGATCCGAAAGTACGCGATTGTGCTGCTTTGTGTCGATACCTTTTTCCATATAAAGTTTGTCATAGTACGCAAAACACTGAAAGCCGGTTGTTTAACGACCGGCCGACTTGGTGATTTTTAGTACCTGTGTCACTGGGTAACTGAATAACTGAGTTACTGAGTTACTGTGTCATCAATCGCCTCTCCTAATTCGCCCCCCTAAAAAGGTGGGGTAGATTTCTGTTCCCCACTTTCTGACCGGCGCAGGCATTTTGCTGACAGGAACAAGCAAAACGCTGACCAAACGCAGCAAAACGCTGACCAAACGCAGCAAAACGCTGACATTCGCCGTCGTGAACGCAGCAAACCGAACGGTGTAGACGTCGTGAACGCAGCAAACCGCTCAATGTGCTTTGGGATCCCTGACCTTCTTCCCTATTAATCGTACAGAAAACCAATTCTACAGAGTAAACGGAATTGGCGAGTGGTCAGAAGTGTACACAACTGGCAGGCAGGGCTCTTCCCTATTAATCGTACCGACGTCAGGTTTTACAGAGTAAATCCACTTTTGAAGCGCGGGGTCTCGTCCTTTTACGAAGCAAACCGCCGGTCAATTGCATGAGTCCGGATTTATTGATGCAAAGAAAAAGGAGCCCCATTTCTAGGGCTCCTGTTCCTGTTCCGCTGTATCTACCCTCCCGCTTACTTTGCAGCCTCGTAGGCGGCCTTAGCGGCCTCGTATGCCGCGCTCAACGCTTCGAGCTTCACCGCCCCTTCGATCACCTCAGTGTTGCCGGTAGAGCGGGCCAAACTGGCCAGCTTGGCGACGCGGTTGGTCGCGAAGCTAGGGACGTTCACGATCTCAGCGTGGCGGCTCCAAACCGACGTGCGGTCGCCTTTAGCTGCACAGGCGTCCCAGAAAGCGCGGCGGTCAGCGTACAGCTCACCGTTGACCGCTTCATCGACAACGTCCTCGAAACGCTCGCCGAACTTCACGAGGTCACGCTTGGCGAGTGCCACAGCACCGCTCAGGGCGCGGATGCCGGTGCGAGCTGCTTTGGCTGAACGCTCGACGGCTTCGACGGCCTCAACGGTCTTCTGCTCGCGAGGAGCCCAATTCGCGAGGCGGGCGGTCGTCCAAGTGATGTACTGCTTGCGACCGGCGTGAGCGGCTTGATCCTGCTTCCACGCGGCAATCTTGGGGCACTTGTCCCAGCGGCTGATGCCTTCAGTGCGCTCAGGGCAGGGCGTGGCGACAAACGCGGCGACGGCGGCTTTGCAGCTCTCGACGCAGGCTTCTGCGTATCCTTTCGAGACTTCGAGGGGCAACTGGCCGGAGCCTTCGCAGGTGCCAGCCTGCCAGCCGTAGGCGAGCGTGTAGCCATGAGCGGCGAGGCGGTTGGTGCGTGCGTCGGATTTCTGGGTCGATTCGCAAACTTGGCAGGTTCCGTAGTGTGTAGCTTTCATTGTGTTTTTTAGTGTGAGGTTGTGACTGACGGTGGGGATGTAACCACATTCTAGCGCAGGCGTCAGTAACTATTTTCAGGATAAAGAAACACAACAGGCCGGAAGTGCCCATTGTTGAGCAACTTCCGGCCTGTAAACTTTTTTTGATTTAAGCTGTTTTGTTGGCTCTGGCGACCAGCTCGTACACCTCATTGTCGCTGTACGCTTGGAACACTATCCCGCCGCCGTATTGGCGGTTGTGGAACTTCCGACCGCCCAGCTTGCGAGCCTTCCGGAGCGCAAACTCGTAAAGGCTTCCTGTGCTGACGAGCTTTTGTGCCCCGCGCTCGGCCCGATCTTCAGACGTCACAAACGCGAGGAAGTGGATGACGCGGCGGGGGTTTCCGTTCACGTCGTTCTTAATCTTGGTGACAGTGTAGTCGTTCATAATTAGGCGAGGTAGGCTGTGATATCTTTGATGTTGCAGTTGAAGAGCTTGGCACCGGCGACGAGCGCGTCGTAGTGGGATTCGGCTCTGACGATGGCGGAACGGCCGACCTTTGTGTCGCATTCCACGCGGTAGGTGAGCAGGGAGAATTTCATGGCTACTTGGCGAACTGGTTGAACTTGGCTTGGGCAGCTTCGCGACTGAGGGGCGCGTACAGGGCTTTGTCGAACGCGGAGCGGCGGCTGGACTGAACGTAGACGGCGAGCTTGTTCCAGTACGCCCACCACGTCAGGAAGGCGTCGTAAGCGAACTCGCGGGTCTCGTTCTGGCAGGCGGCCAGAAAATGGCACCATGCGTTTTGGCTGTTGTATTTCAGGGTCTGGAATTGTGGTTTCATGGGATTATGTGGGTGACTGACGAGAGCCACTATAAGCTACAACCTAGCACATTCAATAACTATTTTCAGAAAAAAGAAGCCGCCGGTTAGTGACGCATTTGCAGCGTGTTACCGGCGGCTTTGTTAGGCTGCCACAACTTCTTTCGGCTTTTCGAGCATGATTTTGAGCCCAAACGCTTCGGCCCTTTTGATTGCGACGTTCAGCAGTGCTTGCACCTGCTGTGGCACAAGCCCCAGCTCTTGAGCAATTTCCCGAACATCCATCCCGACTGCGTGCAGGAAGTATGCGTGAGCTTGTTTCTGGCTTGGGAGCGGTAGTTTCGTGTTGCGGTTCATGGTGTTCTGTAAGATGGCCAATTAAATTCTGCAATCCCTCCCATCTCTGAGATACGGCTCGCGTTCGAGTCGCCAATGGCCTCGGCAAATTTTTCCTTAACCTGATTGGTTAAGACTATTGTGTCCTTCAGGTCGGCGTATCGGCGGTCGAGGACGTTAGTCAGGAGCCTGTCTTCCCAGCCTGTCTCACCTCGTTCCTGAACCTCGTCGAGGATCAGGAGGGCTGGCTTGGCAAAGTTCCGGATGACTTCCAGCTCGGTCAGCTTGGATCCATTTGCCCACGATCCCTTCACCTCCAGAAAGAAGTTCATGGCGGTCGTGTACCGGACGGTCATCCCGCGTTTTGCTGCTGAATGTCCAAGCTGGGCGGCCATCTGCGTCTTGCCGGTTCCTCTCCGGCCGGTGAACGCCACCATCATGCCTGTCCCCAGACGAGCCAGCATTCGCTCATAAAGCCCCATCCAGCCCTCTCCGCGTGGCTGCTCGTGCATTTTAGCGTACCGGAGCGGGAAACAGGCTTTGCTGACGATTGAAGCGTAATCCAGCCCGCGTGCCCGCCGATCTTCAGCTTCGATCTTCCGCTTGTAGGCTTCAACCTCGGCGTCGCTAGAGGGTTGGAATTTCAAACCGCTCAGGATGTTCTCCACCGCGTTTTTCGGCTCTGTGATCATGTTTCTGTGTTGTTCTGACTTCGTGGTTAAACCCTCTCCAGCCGTTTGCCATGGCATTTTCGCTCTTAGCTAGGAACTCCGCCACTCCCATGCCCTGAATGATCCGGAAGGCTGCTGGCAGGCTTGCTGGGTTCACCGGTTCCTTAATTGCTTTCCGATATTCAACCCACTCCAGCCACCGCGTTCTGAACTCCGGAAGATCAAGATCGCTAGGCAAACCTGCAAGCCAATCTACTCCCGCCTGACCGGCTGCTCCAGCAGCCTTCCCCCGCTTGCGGGGGGTAGGGGGTATTTGCGTTTGGTTCTGGTTCTGGTTCTGGTTCTGGTTCTGGTTGGAATTCCCGCGCATGGTATACAGGATTTCTCCCGACGGAGATCCAGCGGATACCGACGGCGTACCGACGGTAGATTCATTCAATGAAGCCAATTCCGACGGTTTGTTTGCGTACCGTTTCTGCACGCGTTGACGTTGGTGCTCCGCAAAAGTTTTGTACTTCTGAAGTTCGCTTTCGACCCGTTTGTTCACCATCAGCCCGCTTTCTGAGAGAGTAAAAAACTCTCCAAGAACCGCCTGTAGTGCGGCCTTTTCTTCCTCGCTTCTTGCGCCTAATCGGCGAGCCAGCATGACAAAGTCGCTTGCGTCGATGCCGCGCTCTTGAGCGTAGTAAACGTCAAGCAAGCGAGCATAGACGCCATGCTCCAAAAGACTCAAATGGGCGCAATCTCGCGAATAGTCCCCTATGTGTCTGGGATAATGATTCATGCCCTCGCCTCCGCGTACATCTTAGGGTATCCTGCGGCCTGCAATCCGTCTGAGATTTCCTGTTTGGAAAGCTGGCGGCCAAACTCGATATCGTTCAGCTCTTCACGAGAGAAGCCCTGCTGCGTGGCAAAGCGAAGATGTTCGATGCTCATCGTCTTGAGATATTGATCCAGATGCGGCCACCGGTTTGCCACCTCTCTCCCTGCAAAGAAATCCCACCAGACGATTCTGGCAATTTGCGCTCGGATCTCGACGGGGACGTTCAGCACCGCCTGCGCCCATTCTTGTGGCTTCCTCGCCCTCAGAACTCGGACTTCAACTAACTCCGCCAGCTCCTCTGGCGTCTTCTTGCGTGTAGGGTTTTTCATTTATGGATTCGATTGTGATTTCGATTTTTGGCTCCTCCCCCTTTGCTGCGTAAACCTTCGTCAGGGCCATTTCGACGACCTGACTGTCATCCTCCCAGAACCCCTTCAGGGCGTCCTGCAATCCTTTGACGAGGTTGTCCACGTCGGGCCGCTTGATCGAGTACAAGCGGCCGTCAGGGTGCTTTTTGCCCGCAAGAGACTGCGGGCGTTTCAAAACAAACACTGCTGTGAGCCTTATCGGCCCAGCAAAAGGCGTCCTCGGTCGGTGAGGGTTGGAGAGCAGCCCGACGGCCGTCTCCCACTTCTCAACCTTCTTCGTTTTGAAGAATCGAGGACGCCCTGCAATCACGCAGATGCGCTTCCCGCCGGTCTGAACCGTCAGGGGATCGACGGGAAGCACAAAGCGGATCATGGCTAGAACGGAATATCGTCGTCCTCTAGATCCTGAGGCGGTGCCTGACGGCGGGCCACGGGGCTCTGCGTGTTATAGTGCGGATCCACTGGGTCGGTGGCGTAAACCGTATTGGCTGGGCGTCTGGTCGCACCGGCCTCGTTGCCGCGCACCGGCTTTGGAGCCAGCTTGAGCTGTTTCAAGAATGCCAACGCCTCAGAATCGGTCATCTCTTCTGACGATGCGGAGCCTGATCCAAAACGGTTCAGAAACTTCACTCGCAGGCCACCCTTCCGTTCGCCTGTGACAATCTCCACCTGACCGCCGGTGAATGGATCCTCGCCTTCGATTGCCCTGTCCAGAGCGTCGTCTCCAAAGACCTCTTCCAGCGTCCGGCGCGTGCCTCCCAGCTTGTCGCCGGTGAGCCAGCCGACGTAGTCGAGGTACTCGTTGTTGATGTTGACGCAGCGCAGCACGATGGCTGGGTAGCCTTCCTTCCCCAGCTTCTGGAAACGCTTGCAATCGTGGCTTGGCGGGGCGATTAGGGCTGGATATGTGCCCATCACAGTTATCTCATTCATATCAGTTATTTCTTGGGAGTTTTGGCTTTGGATTCGATGGCTTCTTTGATTTTAACTTCGAGCCGTTTGATGGCGATTCTGATGTTCTCCGCCGACTGTTGGTCAAGGGGCCAAGACTGCGCTTTGATTCGAGTGTCCTCAGGAAGGTTCGGATCTTGGAGCAGGTCTTGATACCGCTTCCGGATCACCGGAGTTTGGTTTTCCGCGATTGCCTTCAAGTAGGCATCGTAGGAAAGGTCGATCACCTCAGGCAGGTTGTACCTGTTCTTGGCTTCCCAAGCGGCCGCCGCGTGCGTGTACATCACGCGCCCTCCGAACATCGTTCGCTCGGTTTGTGTAGCCCTGTTTGCCTGTTTGAAGACTTCGTGAGTCGCGAAGGCAATAGTGTCCACAGCCTCTTTGAACTTGGCGGTGAACTTCTTGTTCCCCTTCATCTCCCAACGGTCATACGAGTCGCCCTGAGGGTTGCTGAAGTTTTTGATCCACGCGTGAGCGAGGTAAATGATCCCGATCTTGTGACGCTCGCGCAGCACGTCGAGCTTCTTGGTAAGCAGGCCCGCCTCCTCTTCAGCCATGGCGTAGCCTTTCCCGAAATCAAAGGCAGAGATGCTTTTCTTTCCGTTGTTTTCGCAAATGTGCTCGCAAACAGACTGCTCCATCCAGTCGATGGTATCGATGACGATGGTCTGGTAGTCGGCCGGATCCGCGATCAGTTGGTCAACAAACTGAGTCAGGGCCGCGTAGTTTTCCGGCGTGAATCTCGCAACGTGTTCGAGGCCGGTCAACCCCTGTTCTGAGCAGATGAACAGAGGGTTAGGCGCACCGGCCGCAAAGGTGGACTTGCCGATGCCTTCAGCACCGACGAGGAGGGTTCTGGGTGGCAGCACCTCGCCGCCGCGTTTGATCTTAGATAGGATTGGATTCATGGATTTATGTGGTTACTTGCTGACTACGAAATGGGAGAGAAAGATTTCCGCTGCTTTGTGGAACTTGGATCCAAGCTCCAGAGGCTCGTCTGCCTCTTGAATCTTACGAATGGGCTGCTCGTACCTGTGGTAGTGATACCGGCTGCACTTCCTGAGGGCAGTGAGACGGCTGTTCGTTAGCAACTGGCGGTCGCCGTCACGCAGGTTCAGTTCAGCGTGGCCAGTCTGCACCGGCGCATAATTCACGCCGTCAACGCTGGCCCGATTCGAGCACAAGTCGAAAAACTCGCAGTTCCCAAATTGGGAACACGCGCTCGGATTGCGAGGCCACAGGTTCCGCTTCCGAAAGTACAGGATCATCTGACCCTGCGCCCACGCGTCTTCCATGTATTCGAGAAGCTGAGAATCAGTGCGTCCAACTTCGTGCTGCGCGAAATATTCGGCAGGAGCAGACTGCACCTCGTCGGCCACGCGGTACGACAATTCGGCTGGCGTTTCCAGTCGGCTTTCAACGGCCCATCCCTGAGCCGTATCGCCAGTCTGACGCCACTTCTTCCCGTCGCTTGTTGTCACCCTAATGCCAGCCGCATCGCGAACGATTTTCAGGCCGATCTCGTCGAGCACAGGAATGTTCGAGAGCTTGTACGAAGGCTTCCGAATCACGTCGTAAAGGACTGTGTTCACCTCGCCGTACCCAAGATGACGAGCCCCAAGAATGTACTTAGTGATCTGCGAGTCCATCGCCAGACGAGCCCAATAATTCGACTCAGGGGCAACTGAATCCGCCGTCGTCTTGTGCTCCAGCACCTTTACGATGCCGGTCAGCTTGTGGCGAATGATTGCGTCGATTTTGCCTGCCTCAACAAACGAACGGCTTTCACCTTCCGTTTCAGGATTCAGGAATGGAAACGAGAACTCGCGTTCAACTTCCAGCACGTCGTGAGTTTCAAGCACTGGGCGAATAGCCCGCGTCCAGCCAGTGAACAGGCCAGCAGCCTTCGCGGATGCCGCGTCTTCAACTGGGATTGCAGCCAGTCCCGCGTCGCGGGCTTCGATGATTTGTTCGGTCGTCATGGCTATTTGATGAGCTTGGAGACCGCTTCAACGACGAACGTGCCAGCAAACGTGGAACACGCAATCAGGGCAAATACCTCGCCGACGTGAATGTCGGGGCACAAGTATCGGAATAGAAACCAATCGGCCACGAGTAAAGCGAGGCCAGCTACGATGTATGGCCAAACCCTTTCTCTCGGAGCGTACTCTTTGAAAAAGACGAACGTGGTTTGGCGGGATGATGACTCATTGTATCTCATATTATTTATTGATTAGGCGTGCCGATGGCACAGCAGACCAATACAACGCGGCCAGATCGCCACGAAGCACTTTTTTTTGAGATGCGTTGAGATTCAAGCGAAACCCATTGCTACACAGAGCGATAGGTTATTGAAACTTTTCCCGCTTTTTGTTTTTTGACGGTTCCGGAAACCTGCTTTGTCCACCGGATTGAGTCAAAGTTGTTCCGGAATTTTGCCCTGTCCACCGGTCGCTCTTCACTGCCTTTTCCTGCGCCATGGTTGAACTGATTAGACTTAATCGGCTGACTCATAAGGATTTATGTTGAATGTTGCGTTTCTTTCAAATCGGATCTGGTCAGACCGAAAGTGCCGAATCGTTCCGTTTTCAAGCACGATTGCCCATATGTCATTTGCAAAAGTGCCTCCGCATCTGACGTATAGGGCCATGCCGTCACCAATATCCGTTTTGACAGGAATGGGCTTTCGGAATTCAAGCATCACTTGCAGCAGTTCTTTGTGGGAAGCCCCTTCTTGAGCCCGCCGATCTTAGACGTCAGACTCTTCTTTTTCTTGGGAGAAATGCGGGAATTCATCAGCTCGTTCTGAGCTTCAGTGATGGCAATGTGCCTTTGGAGGTGCGGGTTTTTATTTTTCATGGCTGCTTGTCCTTTCTGCTTTGAAGCATCTGTCTGCGAAACATATCGCGACGTGTTGGGCGTTTTTCGCCGCCGGTCTCGGAAACGGCCTCGGTGGCATGACTGCGTGGAGCCATGGCCTCGGACGCCCCCTTAATTGGCTTTGCGACGCGGTGGAAGACGTTATGATTTCCGGCTTTCATTACACAGCGGTAGCTGGGTCTTGAGGGGCAACATCAACAGGCGCGGGAGCTGGCTCCACAGGGGCCGGTACGACGATTGGCGACTGCACTGATGGATGCTGAAACGGACTGTCAGGAGCAAAGTCCTGAGGGATTGGTTCGGCCGGTTCGACGGTAGGTTTGAACGTGTTCATATTTTCACTGGGTTTTTGGAGAATGCGCTCAAGCAGCGTGCTCGCAACCATCATGCGGAATGCGAAGTATCTGCAATTATCGACGAGGTCTTTGGCTATGTCCTCAACGGACACTTTAGAAATGTCGATGTTTTGAATTGCGGTTGCAACTGGGTCTTGGGGTTCGTCAGGCATTACTTTTTTCGTTTAGGGATGAACTTCTTGGCCTTTTGAGGCTTGTCGTTTTCAGGCATCATCCGCTTCTCGTCTTTTGGCGGTTTAGCGGTCTTGAGCGTGGGTTTGGCTGGCTGCATCCCGTAATCTTTTACGAGAGGCTTCTTGGCGGCTTCTAGGCCAATTCTAATGGCTGTTTCGTCGCACTGAAGGCGACCGGCGGAGGATGGGGATTTCATTTGCGGTATACTTTGTTGACGTAGGCGTCAGCGGCTTTCGACGCTTCGTTGATGATTTCGGTGAAAGGAATCTTGTCGCGCTGGCCGCTGCAAATGAGCGCGTGCATAGCGAACAGCATTGCGGTTTCGTAGACTCCGATGCCGGTGTTTCCTTTGTAGGGGGGAGTGTACTCGTCACCCTCAAACGGTGGCACAGGGAATACTGGGAATGTCTTTCGCATATGAATTTATCAGAAAAGCCTACTCTCCCACAGCTTCCGCGAGTCGGCAACAGAGAGGGTCGGCTTAAACAGTCGTTCGTTTACTGCATTGTGCAAGTTTACTGTCCAGTGAAAGAACTCGATGTAGGTGGGAGGGTTTTCAGAGACCCATTCTTTAAGATGCTTCTCGCAGGGGCACCCATCAAACGGAAGCGAGCGCATCCAATCGTCCAGCCAATAGCGGACGTCCTGCAACGGAATTGCTTGGTCGTCCACTCTCATGGCGTACAAGTGTAGCTCTGCCCAGTATCTCGGCCCCTGCATCAGGATCCTCGATTGCTGGAGTTCTTTGGCGTACCAGAGCCTCTCAACCTCGTTTCCGGCGTTGGTCACCCACTGGTTGTGTTTATGCCAATCTACGCCAAACCCTATGGCACCGTCGCGCTCAATGGCCATAGCTACGGTATGCTGCTTGTGATAAGGCGCAAGTGGGTCATCCCCAGGCTCTTCCAGCTTTGGGTTCTCTGTATCAAAGCGCGTAACCTCCTCGTCGGTAACGCCATCGCGCTTGCACAGAAACGCCTCAACCATTTCATGTATCGCAACCAGCAGGGCACTCTCGTCGCTCGTGCCGTAGTCAGGCACTGTGAGCTTGAGAGCCCCGTCTGGGAGCCACTCCCAATCACCGGCGGTCGGATAACGCATCGCCGCCGGTGGGACTGTTTTGATTTCGATTCTCATTCAAACGTAGACAAACCCAGAGCCTTCATCTTTTCAATCTGCTCTTTGACCTGCTCAATCGCGCCGGTCTTTCCTTCGAGGTAATAGCCTCCGACCTCCTCCGCGTTTGCGAGGGCATGATCAAACGCCTCCTCCAGCGTGTTGCCAAGCCCGACAACGGCCCCGACCTCTGGCAGCCCCTGAGCCTGCGGAATGACTCCGTACCCACGCGTGTCAGAGTAGTAGATATTCCGCAGTTTAACAAAGTTTCGGAGGTGATCTGGAAACTTGAGCGACAGCCAGTTTTTATCCGCCCACGAAGAATGCAGCATGATCTCCGCGCCGTATTTTGCGACCGGCTCAGGATCGATGACAATGCCGTTTGCCCCGTACCACATACACTCAGCGAGATTTTTGTACTGTTCTTGGTACAGCTCGTTGGGAGGGCTCGGAGCGCGGGCGCAAAAGTCGATCATGTACGGTCGGTGATCTGAGCCGATGCGAATCTCAGACGAGAAAAAGCCTCTGTAGTTGTACTCACGGAAGACAGAAACCATGCGGTCATTAAATCGGCGTAGTGGCTCCGGAATTTTGGCGTAATCGCCAAAGCAACTGGCAAAACCGCAGTCTTTAACCTCGATGCCGGAAATGATCTTGGACGGGTATTCACCGGCAATTGTCCACGCGTCAGTCCCGAATTCGATGCGATTGTCGAGGGCGGCTTCCACGATGAACTCGATTTCATCTTTGAACCATCCAAGCTGCCATTCAACTTCGTCGAGCTTTGGTTCGACCAGATCGTAGCACGGCGAGTGGAACGTCTCAAACGTCCCCCTGTAGCAGTTGATCTTCACAAACACGTTATCGTGAGACTTGAGGTAATCCCGCAGCTCTTCAATGCCCTTCACGACCGTGTACTGGCCGACAGGCATTTGCAATGCTCGCAGGATTTCTTTCATGCCGACCCTGTCCAGCTCCAGCACTTCACCAAGTCGGCTTCCCCACACAACCTTCCCAAAGTGGTCTTGCAGCATCACCTGCTCGTGACCGTGGTACACGTCGGGGAATATGTAAAAGTCCACTTCCTTTAGAAGCTCTGCGGTGAATGGGTTAGTGACGATCTCGATATCGTCAACGCCGCCCCCAATGCGGGCCAGATTGAGTTTTGGAAATGCGCTACGCCATTCCGTGAAATAGTACACCTTCTTAAATGTCTTAGCCAATTTGATGGCCATTTCTACAAACAGGCCGTTATCTACTACCAGAGCGACTACGTCTTTAGGGTCTTTCATTCTTCAGTAAGGATTGATGCGTTCCCGCCAATGTTGGCGTTGAACATGGTTGAGATTTTGAAGTGTTCTTCGACTGTCAGTGGGCGTCCCAATTTCTCCTCATACATTTGAATGACGAGTTGTAGGTCTTCGCTTGTGTCGCCGGTATCTCCGGTCATATCTGCTGGAAAGGCAGGCATATCATTGTCTTTCTACTTTGAACTCCCCGTTAGACATAACGAGTCGAACTATTTGACCCTGATTCTCTCCTTCGACGTATGCGTTGGAGTTCATCAGGTGTTGGTGGAAACTTTCCGGAGTGATGTTTCGTCCGTATTGCTGGAGGTAGCTCTTTGTCAGGTCGAGTGATGAATGCCCGACGCTTTCATTTTTGATGGCGTTCCAAACGTGCCAATGCAGCCCGCCAGCATCCGCGTGCGCCCCAAGATACTCTTTGAGCGGTGCGTAGTTGTTGATCGCTGCGTTTGTGACGCGTTCGAGGCCAGTGTACAGCGCGGTCGAAAACGCTGGGTGGCCGTTTTCAGCGGTTCCATAGCACTTGTAGATGCCGGTCGGATCTTCCGGAGTGTCTTTGTTTTGTCCGGTGTAGTCGAAATACTCTTTTGGAGTGGCTTTGCCAGCGAGCTTCATCGCCATTGGCAAATGCAACTCCACCCAACGCCACCGGTCTAACACAGCGGCCTTTACTCCGAACGTCAGACCAATGAACCCCTGAACTTTGTTTTTAATTCCACTGGCTCCATGGTTAAGTCCCCAGAACTGAGTACGCATCACAGCCGGATCGTCCGTTTTGTACAGGTTGCTGACTTCGTCCCACTTCCCGTTGTGGCGACCAAGCATAAGAATGAACGTGTTCGCGTTCGACTTTGCGTTGTTGCCGAATTTTTGCGTGGATTCGTTATTCGTCTCTTCGAGGCGAGATGCAACAATATCTTCCCACCCAGCCTTCAATGGGTTGAAGGTTCCGTCAATCGAGCTTTGGATGGCGTCGAGCACGCGCCGGTCAGATATCAGGCGTAGCCAGCACGCCTCCTGATCTAGCGGAGGGAGCTGTTTTGAGAGTGTCCCCCAAAGGTGATGCAGTGCTGTAATGAACGGAGGCGGGCCATCAGGGCCGCACAGTTGCCTCATCTCCATGACGCCGTTCAGGCCGCCGTTAGCGGCTTCCCATCCGCCTTTGACTGTCTTCCCTTCGTGGAACCCACCAGTCAGCAAGTCGAGGTATTCTTGCGGCCTTTCAATCAGCACTTTGAGCATTGATGGCGGGGCAAGAATTGTACCGGTCACGCCGTTCTCGCGCATGAATTCAGAATACCCTTTTGGGCTCGCGAATTTTGCTGGGTCAGCAGTCAGCTTGTCAGCAGACGCGATCAGAGTGCTCGCAAACCGTTGATATTTTTCAGGGTTCTCTGCGAGCTTGAGAAGGTCTTTGGGCGTTGCGTTTTTCTGCCCCTTCTCTTTGACCACTTCAATGTTTGGCAACGGCCTGACGCCAAGATTCATCAGGAACACGTCTTCAGTGTCGTCCACGCTTGTCTTCACTTTGTCGTTCCCATCAACAAAGATGGAATCAGTGATGACGCCTTTTGCGCCTTTGACAAACTCACTGGCTTCTTTTTGTTCTGCCAAAACGCCTTTTTTGAGTCTGGCTTCAATGGCAGCTTCCTGCTTTGTGGCAGCCCTGCTTCCACGCGTAAACGTGCCAAGCTGGTTCATCAGAGCGACGACCGGCTTGTCCACTTCAGTGTCGCCTGTCAGCGCATATTCAAGAGGCAACAGAGCGGCTTTTTGAACAGCAAAGCCTCGGTCTTGAAGCGGGACGTACCCTTCCTCACCGCGCTGAATTGGCATCCCGTTTTTCTTGAGCATTTCGGGGCGATAATTCACCCACGAATTCTGACCTCTGGTTTCGGTCATTAACGCCCACCGCGCCATTGGGTCTTTCAATGTTCTGACATGAACGTGATAGGCAGCCTCTTCCCCAATTGGGCCAAACGATGACCCGAACATACCATGCGCGATTGAGTCGTGAACTGCGCGGAACAAATCGTTGTAAAGCAGCGGGACGCCGTTGGCGTCTTTCAGTCCAGAGTCAGCCAAAAGCGGATGGCCGCTAAAATCGGCACCTGCTGGGCCAAACGCGTCCGGATCCGTCTTGAGGAACGTGAGCTGATTGTTCTCACGAATATCCCGAATAGCCTCTTCCGAATTCTTGTAAGGCTCCCCGCCTTCACTGTACGGCCTAGACACAAACTTCATGCCGTCGGGGCCAGAAGTTAAGATCTCATACTGCCCCTTAATGTCTCTAGCCAAAGCAGCGTAGGCTCTTTGCGTAAGCCCACGCTGCATATCGTTGTCAGGCAAAGTGTCGAATACTTTCGCAATTTCAGCCTGAAATTTTGCCTGCTGTTTGGTGACGTCCTTCGGCTCAAAGTAGGAACGCTTACCCTCGGACGGTGGAGGGATTGCGCCCATCTCCGCTAACTTTCGGGAGAGGGAGGTGTTGAGCCTTCCGTACTCGGCTCCGCCTGCCCCCCTTTCGGTTTGAATGTGAACCGATGGGTCGTTGTATCCGATGCTTCCGGCGATTCGCTCAGGAGCTTCACTGTAAACCCGAACCGCTGCGATATTCTGTTCAGCTCCTGATGTAACTGCTCCTGCGTCTTTGAGTAAGGTAAGGAACCGTTCGTATTTTTGTGTAAAATCATCTTCGTTTTTGTTGTTAAATATCTCAACGCGATCTTTTGCCACAGTCATCCCGTCAATTCCAGCTTCTTTTCTGGCACTTTCTAATATTTTGGGATCCACCTTCTTAAAAGTAATTGCGACTTTGTCGATATGCGAAAATCCGTCTGCATCGACCTGTCCGCGAAGCTCTTTTTTGCCTCCGTTCATCTTTTCTTCGATGATAGCCTCTTGCTTGAAGACTTTGCTCAAGTCTACAAAACGACTTCTGGCCGCGTCCAAATCGGCACCTTTACCGGCTTTGATCGTGGTAATGGCTGAAACCTCTTGGCCGCCATTATAAACTCCGCGAACGTGCTCAACTTTGATTCCAATATCCTTTAAGCCAGTCATGGCGTGCAGAATTGAGTTCTCGTTGATGCGCTCAATCTCTTTTTCTTTACCGCCCTGAACGAGCTTTGCGATGACAGGGTCACGCTCTGTGGACGTCGTAAAAAAGAACCGGCGTTCCTCCTCTTGGGGTTTCGTGCGCTTAACAGAGAAAAGAGGCAAATCAAACGTGCGACGTTCCTGTTCTTCAGGGGGCCGCCCCAGCGAGAAGTTGGTTTTGATCTTGTAGTAATCGACCGGAATTTTTGGCAGGTCAGTGTTGGTGTAGTCCAACATCGCGTCGAGACGCAGAGACCGAATCATCGTGTTTTGGTCGGACGATTTCTCCGCTGCTTTCTGCTCCTTTGAGAGCTTGAGCATCGCTTCGTCAGCTTGCTGTTCTTTGGTCAGTTTTAACTTTGGAAGCACCGTCCTGTTCGGATTACGATCCTGCGTGGCAGAGTCGTACATATTCATAAAATCGTTGAATATGTCGCGCTTCTGAATGGCAGTCTTGTAGTCGTCAGACAGTGCCCCAGCGGTCTTCACTGGCCCCTCAGGCGTCTCCCTCCATCCGGATCCCTCAATGCCTTTGGAATGGTTTGCGAGGTACTTCTCCATTAGCTCACGCACAAACGCGTGCTTGTCTCCGCCCCACATTTTCATGCGGGCAGGCATGAACGCACTCCACCGGTCTGCCTTTGAATTGAGGCGAGAGATAGAAACAACGCGAGCGAGAAAGTGTCCGTCGTTCGAGAACTGCATCCCGATTGGCGTCACGTCCACAATTTTTGGAGAGAACGGAAAGTACCGGCCTTTGGCGTCAATGCGGGAGGCGTAGTCAATTAAGAGGCGACGCCCATCACCGGCCGCCACAGCCGCATTAAGGGCAAACAGCTTGTCTTTGATGCTCTGTGGCACCACGCGGTTAGGCAGGGCGTCTATTGCTGCAATCTGGGCGTCTGAAAGGGTGCCAGTGTAGCTCGTGCTGTTCTCGGAGATGGGGCGCATCCGATTCGGTGCCCCCAAGTCTCCAGAATTATCAATGGCATCTCGAATCATCTGAGCCCGACGCTCAAGCATTTCTCTCGTGGCTTTGTTGTCGTTTTCAATCGGCCTGCCAGACGGGTCGCGGGCAATACGGTGAACGCTCATCATATGGCCGCCAACTGGGACGACCACGTTTTGCAGCTCGGCCGGTATTTCGCCTTTGCCACGCGTTTGCGTGAGGGTCGATTCACCGGCCGTATCAGGATGATGCACCCAAGTGCCCTCGGACACATTCGGGTCGGTCAGGATCACCTCGGACACTTTGCGGTTTGCAGCGTCGTAAACTTGGCCGACCATCTCGGTTTTGAACCGTCCGGAATCGGTGAAGTAGTAATCCGTCAGCTCTTTGTTTGCTAGGATCTGCTCTTTGGTGAGCGGTGCGCGGGCTGACTCTTCAGGATTATGCGGGCTAAGGAGCCCCTGTAGCTTCCGAACTTCGTCCAGATGCTTGCGGGTCTGCTCCTGCATATCAGGAGTGAATTCTGCGCCAGAGCGCGGCCCATACACAGCGTGATCCGGATCAACGCCGGTGGCAGCCCTCAACGCCTTAGCCACGCGTCCGTTTTGATTCTTGATGCCAAGCCAGTCGAGGAGCGCGTCGGCTCCTTTCGGGCGGTTTGCGTAGAATTTTCGGAAAAGGCCGATGGAGTTGTAGTCCGCCATCACCTCATTCTTCATACGCTCGGCGATGCCGTTGACGTCCATCTCGCCGGTATCAGGGTTCCAATGCCCCATCTTTTCAGCGACCTGATCGGGAGTGTAGTCGTGCGACGACGCTGCGTATTTGCTGTTGAACAATGCCAGCAACGCCTTCTTGTTCCAGATGGCGTCGTTCGTGGTATCTGCGTAAACCTCGCCGGACGCGTTCCTGTACACCGACCCAAACAGCTTTTCCCGCATCGCGGCGGTACGGTCTCGGTACTCCTGCATCCCGTCAATGACGTGACCGGCCTCGTGGGACAACGCAGTCAGGAACGCGTTCCCCTCTTCGACCATGTTTTGACGAATTGCGTCTGCGTTGAGAACGATTGTGTCTTTGTCGGCCTGAGGCTCGAACAGCACGCGCTCTCCGGTCGCCTTATCGAGACGCTCGCCGTTTTTTGGCACTGTGTGTGCGCGAAGGTACGCGACGCCTTCGCTGGTCGAATAGAATCGAAGCAAGTCGAGGTATTTGGCTTGAGCGTCCGACAATTGAGTCGGGTCGGGGCCAGCCAGAGAATCGATATGCTCTTTGTTTGACGCTTTCAGCCGGTCGTAGATTTCGTTCTCGGAAAGCAGGTTCACTTTCAGGTTTTTGCCTGCCTGCAAACTGCCAGAGATATGAGAGTCAATCGCGGCGAGCTGATGCCAGACCATGCGAGAATACTCAGCGGCCGCTTTTGGATCCTCGGCCACCTCTTTTGCGGACTCGTGGCGAATCTTTGCTTTGACCAGCTTTTCCCTAAGATTGTTCAGGGTTTCGTCGTTTGCCCCTTCTGTTTCTGCTCGTTGAAATTCTCCGGTCACCGCGTCGAGGTGCTGTTTCGATGCATCAACCTCGGTCTTGGGATTTGCGAACATATCAAACCGGCCGACCTGAGCTGGATCCAGCGAAGCTCTGAGCTTGAATGCTTGGTGGTCGTGCTCCTTTTGATTTCTGGCAAGCTCAATGGGATCTTTGCCAAGCATCTTGTGCCACATTTGAGGGCCAGCAGACCACGCCCAGCCCTGAAGCATGGATCCGACAAAAGAACTTGTGTCCTCGGAGTCTAGTACGCCAATCGTGGCAGCCATTGGCGTAATCCGTATGGCTCCCTTTGCAAAGTCCTTTGCGTGATTTGTAAGCCAGTCCAGTTTTTCTGGGTGAGCAGCAAACATTCGCGACATAGGGCCAGCGTCCTCAACGGCGTTGAGCCCTTCCCACATTCCAGTGGTTCCACCAAATCCTTTTGCGCGGCTCTTGGCGAGGTCTGCCACGAGGCGTGGCGTTTTAATAGCGGCCGCCGCCAATTCTCCTTTTAGTGCTCCCTTAAAAAAAGAAGTCCACGCGTGCTCAGGGTCGTTATAAGCCTCAACTAACCCTCCAACAGTCCCAGCGGCTGTGTATGGCCCCAACCGCTGAAGGTATGGCTGCAATGGCTCAGGAATGTTTTCGTCGAGGTATTCTTTTCCCTTTTTGATTGCTCCGGTGATTTTGTCAATTCCACCAGCCAGAGCATCTGCCCCACGCCCCACTGCACCAACCTCGCTTGCGTCTTCAACTCCTTTTTTGACGCCCTGATAGGCCCGCATTCTGGCAAGTCGAGCCCATGATGCCTCAGTGGCACCGGCCGACAATCGGCGGGCTACGTTGCCCAGCTCTAAGGCTCCGCTGGCAATAGCTTCGCTGGCTGTAAACACGTTGATGGCTGGCAATTCGACGCCAGCTATCTCTGGGGCAATTCCAAGCGCGACAACGCCTCGAATATCAGGGTCGGTGGGATGCTTATTCCACCAGTCTAGGTAGCTACCAATTGCTTCTTGGGTCTTCTGCTCGTCGAGGCCGTTCTTGAACTTTTCTGCTTTGACGCGGTCGCCTTTGAATTCGGGATGAGCGTAGAGAATCTCGTCAATTGAAGGCGACGTGAATGAGATGAGCCCTTTGTACGCTTTTTCGGCTGCTCTAGCCAAGATGTTGGGCTTTTGCTGCTCCACAAGAGCGTCGTGAGTGTCGAGGGCATCACGAGCCATCCAATGCTTTTTGATGGTCTCTTCAGACCTCCCAAAGTGCGAGAGTGCTTTGTCGAGAAATCCAAACCCAGCTTCACCAACGCCGCGCTCAACCCACTTTGACATTTGATTGGCAACCTCGGCCGCTTCAGCCGGAACAGCCAAAGGGACGTTTGCCATTCTGGTTGCCCACTCTTTGGCAATCAGCTCTTTTTCCTCGTCCGTTTTGGCGTGCAGGTATTTCAACCCAGATTCGCCTGTGTTTCCGGCGACGTCGTACACTGCCTTCCCAAGCCCAGCGGGGATGCTTTCTACGAGGCCAGCCAAGCCGACGCCCTGCTCTTTGATCCCCTTCCATGCGTCAGCATTGAATGACGAGTTGCGCCAGTGCTGATATGCAATTTCCTTTTGTGTGTCGGTTTTTGGGTGCCACTTGGGGAACTTGGCAATTTCCTCCGGATCCTCTACGGAGTCAGCAATCTTCTGCTGCTCTTCGTTGAGGCCGTTCGGCCCCGCCATGGCGATAACAGACGAAACCGTAGGGGCGTTCGATTCAGGGCCAAAGGCGAGTTCCTGAGCAGCTTTACGCAGTCCCCAGCCGCCTTCAGGAAACAATGTATCCCTTAGGCTTTCCGGCTTCTTTTCTGCCTGCACCGGCTCGTCCGGATGGGCGATGCGACGAAGCTCTTCAGTGTCGGGCTCGGCCGATGTTGGTTTTGCTCCTTTTGCTGACGTAGGAGCCTCAAAAGGCTCCATCGCAATCCTCCGGAGTTCTTCAATGTCGTCAGCTTGTGTTGCCATGGTTATTCCATTGGAATCGAAATCTGCACTCCTCCACCCAAGTCCTGAGTGGTCGAATTGATGATCTTTATCTCATCTTCATTCGGCTGGAAAGGGTGCGCCTCATGTTGCTGCCAAACGTGTTGATAGTGTCCGTCGTGAGGGGCTTCCGGCGGGATGTAAATCTTCCCGTTATTTGCTGAATCTCGAAGACGCTTTGCGATTGTAGCTCTTTCCCATTCGACCTGTTTCATCCTATTTGCCACAGCCGCCTTTTGCATTGGGTCAGCAATTTTCTGCACGTCGCCAGCAAGTTTTGCGCGTTCTCCATCAAGCTCAGTGATGCGCTTAAATGCTTGCGGCTTGAGCATCATTGCAACGTCAGGAGTGTCTCCGCCAGTAACGTATTGAGGTAACGCGGCTCGATTTTGAAATCCATTTTCGTCTTTCCACATTGCCCTGTAGCGAGCGATAGCCTCGTTTGCGTGGGCCGCCTTTTCGTTAACTACGGTCACAAGCTGTTCAGCCATTGCATCGCGCTGCTGTTGGCCAAGAATGGCACCGCTTGCAGGCTTGATCGTATTTGCCGCAATTGCGTCTCTCCAGCCCCTAGCTTGTTTGATAATTTCGTTTTCGGCCTGCGTTGCTTTTCCGCCGGTATCTAACTTTGAAACGCCTGAAATAAGAGCGGCATCCATCACGCCAGCTTTGCCGTCTCTGTTTTTATCCGAACGCGTTGCTGCTTCGTATTGAGCAAGAATTGAATCGGCGGCCTGTCTTGCCCCGCCGTCTTTGCTGTACGCCTTATAGTCAGGGTTGGATTGGGTCATCCTTTCAGCGGCAACTCTGTTTGATTTCACCTGATTAGCGTCGAGACGTTTTAGTGATGCGGCTTGATACGGCGTCATGCCTTTGCCTTCACCTCTCAGCTCAAAAGTGTGGGCGTCCGTCTTGAACATACCCTGCAATTCGCCAGCCACAGTTTCTCTCGTGGTGGGCATATGCCTCATCACATAGCCAGCCTCTGGATGAGCGTCGAGTTCCTTCTTAAACGCAAGCGCGTCTTCGAGGGTTGCAAAGTGAGTGGGCGGTCTTGATAAGTCAAACTTGGTCGGAACGGGCGTTTGCGCCTGTGCTGGCGCGGTGCGAGGAGCTGGAGCAGTCGCCTCCAATGCGCCACCGGATAACTTGTTGCTCATTGGAGAGAACAAAGGGTTTGGAACATCTCCAGCTTGAGGTGCCTGCGACGGGCCAGAAACCGGCAACGCAGCGGAAGGCTGTGCAGCAGGCGGGCTGGCCGCTTGTATCATGGCGGCTCCCTGCTTGCGGGCGGCGATCTCTTGCGGCGTAGCGGGGGCGGCCGTAGGAGCCCCAGCAGCGACCGGAGACGGAGGTTCAGGGGCGAGAGCGGGCGCGGCCTGTTGTTGCTGCTCTGCAAACGGGCCAACGCCCATCAAAGCGGCGGACGGCGTCGGAGTGCGTCCGGTGACCTCTCCAAGCAATCCCTGCTGCGCCCCAAACTGCGTCGGGGAAAGGGTCGAGATGTTCTCAAACTTTGTACCGGCCCACGAGTCGTTCCACCGCGTGGGAAGCACCTGTTCTGTCTTCGTGACAGGCTTGGGAAGATTGGCAAGAGTACTCCCGTCTTCTTTCCAAAGCATCCCATGCTTGGTTTGCGTCGGAGTAAATCGCTCGGTGTATGTACGCTCCTCGTATGGCGTAATCGTGACCGTAGGACGCCCCTCGTTGTCAAAGCGAGTGGTTTTAACCTGCCTCAAAGGGTGAACATCAGACAACGCCTGAACCTGTCTGCCCATGGTGGACATTTGAGGCGTTGGGGGCGCGAGTTGCAGACCCTCTTGTTTTTCGGGTTCCTGAGACAACGAAAGGTGAGGAGCCTCCTGATCGAGCAGCGAAGGCGACGCATTTCGGCCGAACGGGCTGTAGATATCCTTTGCGGTCGGAGCCTTTACGGTTCCGGCGAGAATAGCTGCCTGCGTCTTAGTGTCGTAAGCGGCCGGAGCCTCTTTCCCAGTCCCTATGTCAGCCGGTTGCGTCGAGTCGCTCGAATTGGTCGGCTCTTGCTTTGACGGGAAAATGGGAGCTGTCAAATCAGGCTCAGGAGCGTCTTTCGGGACGACTGGCAATACTTTAGGGGGAGCCTCTTCTGGCAATGGGGGCTCGCCGCCTTCAGGGTCAGCTTCAGACGAGTCTCCGGACAACCTTTTTTGCCCAGCCACGACCGCGTTCTTGGTGGCCGCCACGTTTTTGACGCGTTCTTTGTCGCTCTTCAACTGAGCGGCCTCGCGCTGAATGTTCAGGTGTTCGTTTTGAGCCCATTCATTCCAATTCTGCTGCCTTTCCCACTGGGCCTGACGAATTTTGTCTTCCTTCTCTTTTTCCTTCTTTTTGGCGCGGTTCAGAATTCCAGCACCAATTGACTGACCGGCGTTGGCAATCGCATTCGCGATGTAGGGCTGGTCTTTCGGGATCTCCCACTTGTCGAGTGCGCGAAACTGCAACGGGTCTCCTGCCACTCGAATTGGCTGGAGATTTGACAATACGCCGCCCGCTAAGTTGGGAACCTGTATCTGAACAGGTATCCCCTCGCTACCCAAGTAAGAAGGCATATTAGGATCCTCCGAATGTGATTCCCTGCATTGATGGCATCGTAAACTGGTTCACGTTGCTTGCCACGTTTTGATTTGCGCGAGCAGCGGCCGTTTGCGCGGCCGTTGTAGTTCCCCCAGCCCCTCCGGTGTTTGGAGTGGGCGTGACGGTGTTTGTAGCGGCTGTAGCAGCGGCTGTGATTGGCTTTACGCCAGACGCCACTGCAACAGGGCCAGAAGCATTATTTCCGCCAGCGGCTGGAGTGTTTGCAACCGGCGTAGTGGGGTTCTGAATTGTGGCAGGCGGCTGGTAGATTGGCCCCTGAACCATGTTTTGATAGTTTGGATTCAAGAATGGCCCCATCATTGGCCCGACGCTTATCCCAGAATTCGGAAGCAATGAAAGCTGATTGGATGGAGTCAAACTTGGATTAAAAATCAACGAGTTTGGATTTAACGTCAGCGAGTTTGGATTTAACGTCAGCGAGCTTGGATTTGTGACGTTTGTAGCTCCAGTTGTTGAGCTGACGGTAGTGCCGACCGGAGCCGAAACTTGAGTTGTAGACGGCGTTGTGACGTTTGTTGAGCCTGTAGAAGTCGCGGTTGTCGGTGCGGTCGTTGACGTCGGAGTTGTTGCAACGCCACTCGAAACCACAGTGCTTGGACTTGGCGTCGGAGTTGACGGCGTAAGCGTTGTCGGAGTTGTGGTAGTAGGAGCAGTCCCAAGAGGAGCACTGCCAGTGGTTGCTCCAATTGCTCCGGTCGGCGTCACCGTTGTTCCATTTGAAAGCGTGGCGTTTGGTGCCGGAGCAGCCGGTGTAGCCGGAGCGGCCGGTGTAGTCGGAGCAGCCAAAGCTGGGGCTGGGCTAGGGGTTGATTGACGCCTGCCTTTTGGGCTTGGCCTCAAAGGTGCAGGGTTGAATCTACCACTAAATCTTCTAGAAATTGAACTTCCCATATTAACTTCCTCCAAATGTCAACCCCTGCGTGTTTGGGAGCGTAAACCCAGAAGCAGAGTTTGCAGGCTTTACTGCCTGCTGTTGTTGTTGCTGTGCTTGAGCAATTGCGGCTGGGTTTGCTTGATTGACAGGCGTATATCCAGCAGTCGTGCCGTATTGAGATGGGCCTGTGACTTGCGTCATTGAAACAGGCGCAGAAGAGGTCGGAGCAGATCCGGTGCTGTAGTTAAGTGTAGGGGCAATTGGGCTCGAAATGATTGGGATCGCCGAATCAATATTCGACTTCATTCCGGTGGATTGAGGAACCCCACCAGCCATAGTTGATTGAACGACGACATCAGGATCGGCAGTTGCCTGAGTTGCGGCGGCGGAATCTGCTGCTTTTTGAGCTGACGCCACAGCGGCGTCATAATTTTTAGCAACGAGAATAGGCCCAAGCAAAGGCACAGCCCCAGCAATCTCTTTCGGAACCGCTTTGGCAATTTCGTTAGGAATGGCCTTTTTTATTTCTTTCGGAATCGCCTTTGAAACAAAGCGACCTACTGATTTTGCTGCTCCGCCCATGTTTAGTTACCTCCAAATGTGATGCCTACGTTTTCCATTGAAGGAAGCGTAAACTGGTTTGATGCTGTGATATTGGCATTTGCCATTGCGGCCGGATTGGGTTTTGCCAATTGCGTGTTGTACTGTAATTGTCCACCGCCTTTCACGAGCCCAGTTGCTGGCGACGTTGTTGATGCAGGCGTGCTGGTTGGCGCGTAATTCAGGGAAGACGACGCGTTCCCAGAAACGTAGTTTCCAGACCCGTACCCACCGGCGATTTGCTGGTCAGTGAGGTTAGGAGGAGGTGTAACCGTAGGCATTACGGTCGAACTGATGGCCGTAGGCATACTCGTCATTGGCGTTGTGACGATGGGTGCCTTTATTCCGGACTGCGTTTGGTTTTCAAGTCTCGCCTTTTCAGCAGCAGCAGCGGCGTCAGCGGCGGCTTTTGCATCAGCAGCGGCTTTTGCATCAGCAGCGGCTTTTGCATCAGCAGCGGCCTGAGCGTCGGCGGCGGCCTTTGCGTCAGCTTCAGCTTTGGCTTTTGCGGCCGCTTCCGCCGCGTTTGCTTGCGTTTGCATGGACGCGGCTCCAATTGCGCCAGTAGCTAATCCTACAGGCCCAAGAAAAGGGGCGGTCACCATCATTACTGGCGCAATTTCTTTAGGAACCGCTTTAACGATTTCTTTTGGTATAGCTTTGGTGATCTCCTTTGGGATCGCCTTCGATATTGCTCTTCCTGCTCCTCCCATATTAGTAGCCTCCTAGTTTAAGATCTCCAGTTTGCGGCATGATGAATTTATTTGCCCCCGCGCTTTTCGCGACCGACGCCATTGCTGGGTTCGGAACATCGAGGTTAGACCCAGCCAAATTGTACACAGAAGGAGTGTATGCAGACGCAGCACCGGCAAGATTGGCAAGCCTCGCTTGATTTGCCGCATTGACGTCAAAAGACCCTCCGACAACGTCGTGACCCATTGCAGACGCCTGCGATTGATTTTGAGCGAGAGCGTTGGCGTCCAGCGTTTGCTGGTATTGCTGCATTCTTGCCAAATCTTGCATCGCCGCGTTGTTGGACTGAGTCATTCCCAACTGTGCTGCGTTGTTCTGGGCGTCAATCATCGCCTTTCTCTGCACCAACGCGGAGTCGTCTGACGCGTGCGCCTGCTGCTCACGCATCAATCGAATCTCCTTCACCATTGGAGTGTAGTCTGGTGCCGGTGGCGGCGGGGCTGCTTTGGATCCTCCCATATTATCGAACAAGTTGAGTTTGAATGATTTTGTCCATCAAAAGCCTGACCGCCAGTTTCAGGGTGGGTTTATTCGCTATAAACGCAGCAGCACGCTCGCCGTATTTTGCGTAAAGATTCAGAATTGGCGCAGGAGCCTCGTTAAGCAGCCAATAACGGAACACTTTCCACGTTCCTGTCTTTGTTCCGTACACCTCGCGAGCCACCCAGCACATTCCCATCGCTCCGCCAGCAATAGAGCCAGCCGCCTGAATGCCCGCGCCAACAAGAGCGTTCTGGCGATCTGCGTTTTTCTGCGCTCCATCGAGCATCGCTTGCTGGTAATTCTGCCAGTCCTTTCGGTATCCCTCGGATGCCGAATTGGTGGACTGCATCATTTTGTTGATCCAGTCGGTAGTTCCCTGAGCAGCGGCCTGAGTCTGGCCCTGTAGAGCGTTCCGGAATGCTGCACGCTGTTGTAGATTCTGAGCACCACCGGCCTGCTCTGCGCCCAGAATAGACGCGGCGTCGAGACCAACCTGAGGCGAGGGGTTCGCTCCCACCAAAGCGGCTGCACGCTGCATCTGCGCTTGTTTCATCGCTTGGCCCTGAATGGTTGCGTCGTCAAAAAACGCAGACTTCCCGACCGTTGAATCCTGCATCCCAGACGCCAGCATTTTTGTCAGGCCAGCGTGTTTTGCCCAATCGTTCATCTGCTTCTGCCAGCCGTTGCCAGACGCGTCCTCAATCATCATTTGTGGCAATTGCTGCCTCAGTTGAGCCATTTGAGGGTTGAATTGCTGTTCAAGCTGGCGCGACTTAAACGAGTTGATGGCCGCTATCTGCGCGGCTTTGTTTTGCATCCCGCTCTGGCCCCAAATATCGGGCGTCCAGCTCTCCAAAGGCATTTGTGCCGCATACCCCAGCAGACGGTCTTTATTTGCCACCTGCTGGCGGCCAATGTCAGCCTGCATTCCCAGTTCGGCAGCTTGAAGCGTGACGTCTGGAGGCGAAATGTAATTCGAGGGTGCGACGGAAGAGCCCATATTATTCTGGCCAGTACAGCTCTCTATTGAGCTTGGTTAGTCCTATCTTTTGCATGACTTCTTCTGGAAAATTTCCAATCCCGTTGTCGTTATTTGACGGAACGGCAATGTATCCGACATTTCCAGACAATTGGCAGAACATTTTCCAGTCTGCCATCACTCTTAAAACGTCTCTAGGACGCGTAAATTCTGGGTGAAATGCGGGATAAACGGTAGGAATGAAAACATGGTCGGAATAGCCAAACAACTGGTCATCCCGATAGTGTGCATACACGTTAATGTTAGGATGAGGCGTGATCTCATGGTCAAATGAACGTGCGAATGCCTGAATTTGCTCCATTTCCGGAGTTCCGGCATAAACGCGCTTGTAATTTATGGATGTATGCATATGAGCTAGAATACCCCGATGGTCAGCTTGTCGTCAATTTGCGACTGGGATTTTGAGGCTTCGGCGACAATCACTTTTGCGCGGACGGTGGAGTTTCCGCAAACGACGCATGGCAAGCACTGCCCCTCGGTCTGATTGTTGATCGGGATGCTGGAGTACAAAGGAATCACGCCATCGTTCCCGTATGGGGAGATGTAAAGGTTCGGGAAGCTGGTGACCGGCTTTGACGCTGTGACGATGGATGGCATGGCTATGCAATTGGGCCGCATGGGTGCGCCAAGCGGTAATTTTGAGCAGCAACCTGAGCTTCGGCCGTCGCCTTTGCCAGAGCCTGAGCGTTTGCGTCCTCTTGCGAAATGTAAGACGTCGCAGACGCTGTAGCTGTGGCCGCAACCGGCGGAGAATCGATAGTTCCGGCGGGGCAACTGTTCACAGCGGTGAAAGTCTGCGTCGAGAACCAAACAGTGGCTTGAGTGTCTGGGTTTTCTTTTGGTGCCGGAGGCAAAAAGACCTGAACCGTAGATCCGTCTTCGCCAAGCGTGCAGTACTGCGTTTCCGGATTTGAGATAAGGCCGGTGCTCTTGTCCTGCCATGGGTCTTGAAACATTCGGATGCTTTCAATTCCCAAGCTCCCGCACCATTCGATCAAAAACGAAAACGCTTTGTCGATATTTAGCAACAGGTCAGATTCGCACGATTTTGGAGAGGAAGTTGCGTTTACCGACTCGGTGACAAGACGTCTGTGCTGGCTTTGAAGAAAGCCAAGAGCGTCGATCTCTGGGGCGTGAATGTTTGTCTTGTACTGGTAGCTGTCTGTGGCCGCGAGAAGCCTCGTGTTGAGGATTTGCTGATAAGTGCCTTTAAGCCCACGATAGGACACTTTGACGTCTACAGTTCCCGCGATCTGGGAGCAGTCCAGCTCCCCGTACACGAGTTGCTTAAAATCCATTCCGTCACCAAGCAACGCCGTCTCCATCTGGCAGTAGATTCGGTTGATTAACTCCTCGGTGGAGCCATCCTGCTTGATATTCAGGTAAGTGTCGTACTTGTGAGGCTGAAATGCCTCCCAAACGTGGTTGAAAGAGCCGTCGTTTGTGGCCCCGTAATCAACGGAAAGCGCAAACACGCGTGGCTCGTTCCCAATCACGCCGGAAACCCACTCTATTGGCCTGATTCCAGTCCAAACGCCAGCCCATGCCGGTGAGCGAGACTGGTTCCACTCGGACGCAGCGGCGTAATCGAGGGCCATAGTGACGGAATTCAGCGGTTCGAGGTATGGCACAGAGCACAGTAGGTAGTTCTCAAATGCGACGCTGCAAATACCGCTTAAATCGGCCGCCATGAGCCTCTTGGCCTTTGCCATTTCAATATCTTTGTAAAGCACCTGTGATGACAGGTAAGAAGACGCGGCAACGTCAGCAGACACAAGTCCGCCAACGCTGTACCACCACATCATACCGGCTTGAAACGCAATCGACTTCCCCGCAATGCATCCGATGGTCGGATAAAGCACGTTCTGAAAGTTTGCTGTGTTTACCCACTGAGCCCTGTCCAAGATGCCGCTCGCCAAAGAATAAGTTGCTCGGTCGGTGAACACATACAACCGGCTGTCGTTGTTTTGGCCAACGTAATCCTGCATTGCAGTAACCGGTCTTGGGACGCTAAAATCTCCTCTGCCTGAACCAGTTGTGCGTTCTTTCCAACCTAACGGGTTTGCCAGATCGGACGCTGAAATGATGTTTCCGTTTGCCACCCACAACCGCTGGCCAGAAAACGCCATCCAGAATCCCAAAGGAATGTCGGACACTTGGCTCCCCTGCTTGTTGGATCCATCCCACCATGCAGGGCGACCCACGCCGTCTTGAATTACGACAATACGGTGAGATGGAGTGATGGTAGTGTCGCCTCCGGACGAGGTTTGGGCAGACTGCGTCGCCAGCACAAAGTTTACTCGGTTTACGTTTGCATCGAGCGATATTCCGCTCAATTGAAAGTCCCCCCAGTGCTTTGGCTGTGTCAACGGAAACGGGGCGTAGTACACTTTTCCAGAAACGGCGAAAAGCAGGTAGGAAAGCTCGGTTTCCGCCGATTCTGTGCCCTCAGGAGTATAAATGGTCGCCTGCTGATAAACGCGAACCCCAGAGGGATTCACGATAGAGCTGGCCGCTTGGGCCTGTTTGTTTGCGTTGAATATGATGCCCCCCTGAAAGTTACCAGACGGCAAACTGAGCCGCATAGAGAACCCAGATCGGGTTTGAGCAACGCCGCCCCTGACGGTGATATTTTGGCCCCACTTAAACTGATCTTCAGGCAACGTCCATGGATGCCTGACGGAATTGACGCCATGCATCCACCCAGCAGACGCTTTTTGCGCCCTGCCCGACGTTATGTTTGGGCTTTTCATCCTTAAAACATGACGGGATCAGTTCCGTCTCCGTATGTGATGTTGTTGATCTGAGGCGGCTGCATTGAATGGCCGTCCATGTTCTCGGATTCGGTTCTCAAATAACCAAAGGCGAGCTGCCAATACTTCTGGGCTTGCTCCATGAAGTCTTTATCCTCCAAATCAATCGCGTGCATTGCGGCAATGATGGCCCGCTCGTTTTCGATTGGAACGTAGTCTTGCTCGCTCTGCACCTCGGTCGGCTTTGGCTTGTAAGCCATCCGCACCCAAGCGCATGGTTTCCCAATTCGGATCCTGCGATATTTTGGGTTCATTTCGGCCGGATGATACTGGCCAATCAACGCCATATCGTTGCTTCGGCCGTAGTCAAACGCGTACAGGCTGACGTACCCAATTGTCAGAGGCTTCTCAACGTGCAAGACGCTTTTTACAAGCGTAGGCTCTTTGATTGAATCAACGAAAAACGTCGAAGTGATCGTGTTGCCTGTGGAGGTGTAAAAAATTGGAGTGAATGGCGTAGTTTTTGCAATTGCATCTGCCTTTGTGAAATAAAGCTCAAACGTGTTTTGGCCAATTCTCCGGACGTAATAGGTCATTGGGCTTGCGTAACTCGACGGGATGAGCGGGCTCGGCAAAGTATCACCGGCAACCGCCCTAACGGTCACAGCATCGCCAGTTTCAAACACGCAATTGTCCACGATAATTGATTCCGACGCGTCTGGCCCAAACACGCGGACTACGTTCATGCTCAATTGACTGTTCCCAAGATTACTGAACACAACGTCTCCGCCAAATTGGTCTTTTAACGTCACATAATCCCCAGAAATGGCAATTTGATACGAGGCCGGAGCTGGCGACAACGGAGCTGGCAAAGTGCCGCTTGAAGACGTAAAGCTGACACTCATTCCGTTCTGCAAATACTCAACACTCGAAGGCAGGATCCGGTTCAAATAAACGGATCCATACGTTCTAGTGGGAATCGCATAGTAAGCCTGCCCGACGCCCAATTGTGTTGGAGTTACTCGCCCAGAGAAGGTGTAGTTCTGGTACGTCGTGTAGATGTTTGCGCGGGTATTGTTGACCTTTTGCAGGTAGTACTGCGTTGTCCCGTCCGTTGTGGGAGAAGTGAGCGGCAACTGATAGTCTGTTTGCAACCTGATAGCTGACTGCGCGAACCCATTAAACGCTCCCGCCCAGTACCCAGTAAATCCAATGGAAAAAGCACGCGAAAGAACGAGGTAGATTGTGCCGCTCCCAGTAGACGTGATGTTAACGTCGGAAAAGTCGTTGTTTTTTACGGTAAACGTAGACCCAGAGCTTGGGTTCTCGGCCCTGTATGTGTTCCCCTGCACAAGTGGCGCGGGAAGAGTTCCTGTTGACGAGAACTGCACAAACACGCCAGTCGAAGGCTGAATAGAAACCGTAGGAGTCGAAGTGTAGCCGGTGCCCTCCGTCACCACGTTGATGTTCGTCACAACTCCGGTGAAAGTAAACGCAAAGGTGGCCGGTGTAGTCGGCCATCCAGATGATCCGGTCGGGTCAGTAAACGTGATCACTGGGTTTGCGTATCCTCGCCCATGAGAGGTCACTACAATGGCCGTAATTACCCCTCCAGACACAACCACGTTTGCAGCGGCTCCTGTGCCCGTCCCGCCGTTTGAGTCGGTGATAGCGCACGTCAGCGTGTTCGGATACCCAGTCCCGCCTGTAAGCACATTGACGTTTCCAATTCCAAATTTGTCGATCACAGCCGTCGCTGTGGCACCTGTTCCGCCGCCGCCTGAGATGTTAACGGCCGGTGCCGCTGTGTATCCTGCTCCTGAATTTGCAATTGTGTATCCTGTCACAAACGACGTCGTGATTTGACTGTACGCGGTGGCAGTAGACGGAATGATGCTTGTCAAAGACTGATATGGGGACGTCCCTGAGTTTGCGTTATTGAACGATAAAACCGTAACTCCTAAGGGAGGAACGACGACAATTGTGTCTGAGCTGGCAGGGGACACATACGCGCTGTAGCCGGTTGTGCCTGTCTTTGCGTTGATTTGAGTGACAAGCCCACTCACAACCTCTGCTACAGACGGAGACGATGAGTTCGTGATGTTTGCATTAAGCAGATTTGCCGTAGTTGCCCCGTCTTTTGTTTTGGCGGTGATGCTATTGATAACCGCTCCGCCAGCACCGGCCGCTGTGACTTGAATTTGAGGGTACGTCGAGTTTGGTGCGGATATTGTGATCCTCGGAGGGTACAAGTAGCCGGATCCAGTCGCGGTGAGGTTTACCCCGTTGATCTGCGTTGAAATAGAGTTCACCGAAACGCTCATTGTCGCTCCGGTTCCGTATGGCAGCAGGTTGATCGCAGAAACAACGCCAGTAGTGGTCAGCGGGGCGTTAAACGAAGGTTGAACCGCATAGTTTGCGGTCGGAGCCGGAGATCCAGAGAACGTGGGCAATAAAGCGAGCGGATAAACAGGCGTCGAATACGTCAGCGAGTTTGTTCCCGTCACGCCTCCATAGAATTGGTTCACCAATGCGCCTGATGGCGGGATAATGGTGATGACCGCGCTTGTTCCGGAGACGTTTGAAGCAGTGTAGTTATGGACGCTCGTCTTGGCATTGATGCCAGCCACAATAGCAGTCGCCAAAGCCACGTTGTTTGCCTGCGATGTTGTGATTGGGGTTGACCCAAGAAGGTCAATCGCGGCCGACGTCAGTCCTGTAGTGTTGCTCAGGGTTGTGACGTTTAGCGTGTTGATTTTGTCAGTAGCAGCTCCGATTGCATTGACCGTCAGCGTCAGGGTTGGAGTGATTGTCACGTTTGCGCCAGAAGCAGCGGCTGCAAATCCAGTGGAGGCTGCTTTTGACGTGATTGCAGTCGCCAGCGCGGTTGCCAGCGCAGTTGTGGTCGCCACGCCAACGGAAGAAACAGCGACTCCGCCAAGCACGTCGATCCCGTTCGAGTTTGACGACGTTGTGATCAGTATTTTTGACGTGGATCCGTTTGTGGTGGATCCGACGCTCGTGTATGTCAGCACGATTGGAGTCATCAGGATGCCAGCCACCGACGGATTTGTGTATCCACCACCAGACTTGGCAATATTGACCGACGTAACGCCTCCAGAGCCGTTGATCGCCTTAACTGACGCAATTGCGCCTGTTCCAGCCCCGTTATTGTCGGCAAAGATAAGCTGATTTCCAACCGTCCAACCACTGCCACTTGTCAGGATGTAAGATGACGGGAGGTCGCCAATTGGAAGCCCTCGGCTGATGACCGGAACAGCGTTTGGAACCACTCCTCCAGACAAAAGGCCGCCAGAAAATACAACGGTCGGAGGATTTGCAGAATCATATCCCTGACCAGAATTTGTCATCGTGATGTTATTCACGAACCCGTAATTGGTCGCAGCATCCGTAACAATCGAAGCCAGCGCAGTTGCTGTGATTGTCGGGTTCCCTCCCTGAATCAAAACAGACGGCGGTACGCTGTATTTGTATCCGCCAACATCTGAAAGCGTCGCAGTAGCCGCTGTGTAGCCGCCGCCGGTCGTCGCAAGCGTCACAGTCGTGACGGGGCCGGTCACCTGAGCTGTAGCGACCGTTCCTCCGCCAGTAACGGCCGGAAGATTCAGTCCTGACACACTGATATTATTCTTAACCCCCGGACTTGCAGTAGCTTGCAACAGTTTTGCAATTGAATTTTGACCTATGCCAGCGGTGATAAGGTTGATGGGGCTCGTGCCCGATAAAGCGTCTGAATAGTTCGTATGCAACGTGACCGCAGGCGGATCCTCGTCGAGAACGTGGACGTAGTAATTCTGGCCAGCAATAAGCGGCTGTGGAAGCGTTCCGCCATTCGTAAACGCCTGCACAGTGTCTCCATTGATGTACCCATGGGCCGACGTGAAGACCATCTTTGTCTCCGGAGCAAGCTGCTTGCGCGGGTACATCGTAAAATCGCCGCTGGATCCAGTCAAAAGCACCGGATTGATCTCGTTTCGAGCATCATTGATCCCAGCGTAAACTTGAAGCACGCCAGTGGTTGGCTGCCTCAAGAAATACGTCGTATTTGCCACCAAAGGCGACGGAAGCTCGTTTCCAGCCAACCAGCCAGCCAAAGAGAAGATCGGAGGGTGTGGGCCAGAGGTTGTGACTGAAAAACTAACGATAGAGACGTTTTG